TGTATACAAAATGTATGCGTATGGAAATATAGAGGAACTGAGTGCAACTATACAGGTACACTATACTTTGATAAAAATGACGCCCCAGTTCAAACTGCACAGCTAGATGTTTGTGGAAAAAGACTAAACTCTTGTAAAATACGTTGGGCTGCAACTGATAAATCAACCCCATTACCTTTTGGAGGGTTCCCAGCCGTGGGATTAAATTAACTATGTTAGAAACTTTAGTTGAAGATGTACTCAAGCATGCTGAAGAAACTTTTCCAAATGAATGTTGTGGATTAGCTATAGTATTTAAAGGTAAATTAAAGTATATAAAGTGTTCCAATATGCTATCGGGAGATGCATTTTGCATACCTGCTGAAGAGTATGCAAAAGCCGAAGACATGGGTGAAATAGTTGGTGTATGTCATAGTCATGTAAATATACTACCTGAACCTTCCCAGGCTGATTTAATAGCTTGTGAGACCTCTAGTGTACCTTGGTTGATAGTATCGTACCCATTAAAAACTTTTAATATTATACACCCTACTGGCTATAAAGCACCACTTATAGGAAGAATATTTTATCACGGAGTACTAGACTGCTATACCCTAGTACAAGACTACTATAAGGAAACTCTTGGTATAGAACTAAGTCACTTTCATAGAGATAATTTATGGTGGGATAGTGGTAAAGACTTATATATGGATAACTTTGAAAAAGAGGGGTTTGTAATTATACCTAGTATAAATGATATAAAAGTACACGATAGTCTATTAATGACTATAGGTAGTAGTGTGGTAAACCATGCAGCGGTATATATTGGTGACAATATGATACTACAACACTGTACAAATAGATTATCTAGTAGGGATATTTATGGTGGGTACTGGAGAAAGTGTACTCGCCATATAGTTCGTCATAAGAGTTTACTATGATTACAGTTAGACTATATGGGCACTTGGCTAAAAAGTTTGGTAGACAACATCAATTAAATATAAAGAATACTCTAGAAGCGGTACGAGCGTTAGAAGCTAATTTCCAGGGGTTCAAACAAGCAATTCTAGACAAAACTATATACGGTTATAAAATTATCATAGATAAAGTAGACCGCTCTACAAAGGAACAGTTAGACTTTCCTATTGTACAAGAACTAAAAATAGTACCTATTATATATGGTGCTGGAGGTAATATTGACTGGGTTCGGGTAATTATAGGTATTATTCTTATAGTTATTGGATACTTTACTTACGGTAGTACTTGGGAAGCTGCTTTTTATTATTTATCTGGTGCCATGAATATATATATGGGTGTAACTGCTGTTCTATATAAACCACCCGATATGAGACGTGCTGAAATAGATGAGAATAAGGGTACTTATTTTGATGGGGCACAAGGCAGAATAAGGCAGGGCAACCCCATACCTTTAGCATATGGCAGAGTTTTAGTTGGTAGTTTAACTGTTCAGGCAGGTATAAGTACTAAGGATGGCTAATATGGTAACAGTGAAACTATACGGACATTTAGGTAGGTTATTCGGTAAATCTCATACTTTAGCAATAAGCAGTCCTATAGAGGCAGTACGAGCTTTACAAGCTAATTTTCCAGAGTTTAGAAAGCAGTTGCAAAATCAAAGCATACTAGGCTATAAACTTATTATTGATAATAAAGATAGGTCTGGAAATGAGTACTTAAAGTACACAGTAAATAAAGAATTAAAAATAATACCCATACTTAAGGGCGCAGGAGGTAATAACCAAGGCTGGGTGCAGATAGTAATTGCAATTATAATAGTATTAGTTGCATGGTATGCTCCCACACTAGGGTTGACTTTAACTAGCTCTCAAACTACTAGTATGTATATGATGGCCGCGTCTATGGCACTTAACGGTGTTGCCGCATTATTATATAGACCACCAGATATGAATGGCATTTCAAATGCTACTAGTGCTGAAGAAAATAAAGGTTATCACTTTGATGGCCCCATGAATTTATCTAGAGCTGGATCTCCTGTTCCTCTAGCCTATGGAAGAATTTTAGCAGGTAGTATTATTATACATGCCGGTATTACTACAACCCAAGGATAACAAATGAATAAATTTATTAAAGGGGCGGGAGGTGGCTGCTTCAAAAAAGGTACTAAAGTATTATTAGATAAAGGTATTACAAAGCCTATTGAAGATGTAGTTGTCGGCGATCTAGTTATAGCTTTTGATGATAAAGAAGGTATACATTTAGTACCCGTATTAAAAACTCACTTTCATGAAGAACCACAACCGATATTATTAGTAAAATACTGGGGCGGTGAGTTATACGCTACTCCCAATCATTGGGTAGTAAACCAACTAGGCTCATTTGTAGAGCTAGGTACCCTTACTACAGAAGACGCCCTACAGGATAGTTTTGGTCACTTAAGACCCATACTATCTATGGAACTAGTTGCTGAAGAACCTGTATATAACTTAACAGTAGATACTTGGCATACTTTTATAGCAAATAATATAAGAGTACACAATGGTGGGCATAGAGAAACTTATCCCGTAGTAAGTGGTGCCGGTGGCGGAGGCAGTAAGGGTAATGGCGGTAGAGCTGCTATTGAAGCCCCAAATACTTTAAAATCAGTACAGTATGCTGAAGTAATAGACGTAATAAGCGAAGGAGAAATATTGGGTTTAGCAGACCCAAGTAAAGTTGCTGGTAATGCTATAACAGATCCCTCACTATATGGTAAAGCTATTTATTTTGATGGTGTATCCTTACTTAGTACTGATGGTACAGAAAACTATACTAATGTTAAAGTAGACTTTAGGTCTGGTACACAAACACAGACACCTGTTAGTTCTTCCTTTTCTGGTATAGCTACTACTATGCAACCAGGTTTTGCTAACTCTGAAATAAAACATGGCCCTGCGTATGCAAAAGCAGTTACCATAACTAATCCTGAAGTTAAAAGTGTAGACGTTACCTTATCATTACCACAATTAACACACCAAGATACAAGTACGGGGGATTTAAATGGGTCAGACATTAGTTTTATAATTTCCTACCAAAAGCATACTTCAAGTAATTGGACTACTGTTTTTGATACTTCTATTAGTGGTAAATGCGTATCGCTATACGAAAAATCTTATACAGTTGATCTAAGTGGGTTAACTACCTTAGATTACCCAGTAAATATAAAAGTAGAGCGTACAAAAGCAGATGCAACATCGGTATCTATACAAGATAAGTTCTATTGGCAATCTTATACTGAGCACATTCCAACCAGGTTAAGTTATCCAAATACTGCTCTAGTCAATATAAAAATTGATGCCGAACAATTTGCTCAAATACCTACTAGAGGCTTTTTAATAGACGGTATCAAAGTATTAGTACCTGATAACTATGATCCTATAGCACGTACTTACTCAAATAATGGTATTTGGTCTGGGAATTTTAAACTAGCTTGGACTAATAATCCTGCATGGGTATTTTATGACTTGGTTACTAATGATAGGTATGGCTTAGGTGATTATTTAACAGAAGTTAATATTGATAAATGGTCTCTTTATACTATAGCAAAATATTGTGATGAATTAGTGCCTACTGGTGTTAAGGTAAATGGTGTTGCAACAACTGAGCCAAGATTTACCTGTAATGCTTTTATCTACTCCCAAGAAGATGCTTACTCTTTGCTTACTAGTATAGCCTCAGTATTTAGATCCCTACAGTACTGGGCTTTAGGGCAGTTCTCACTTAGTATTGATATGCCTAAAGACCCTATTATGCAATTCTCACCATCTAATGTAATAGACGGTCAATTTACCTATAGTGGCAGCTCTCTAAAAACCCGTCATACAGTTGCAGCTATAACTTGGAATGATCCTACTGATCAGTATAAGCAAAAAATAGAGTATGTTGAAGATATAGATGGTATTGCTAAATGGGGTATTATTCAAACCGACGTTATAGCGTTTGGTTGTACTTCTCAAGGACAGGCACATAGGCTTGGAAAATGGGTACTATACTCCGAGCAAATGGAAACAGAAACTATTAGTTTTAAAACAGGTATAGAAAACTGTATACTATTACCAGGTGATATAATACAAACTACCGACCCATTTAGAAGCGGAGATCGCTATGGTGGTAGATTACTAAGCTGGCAGCCTGCTTCTTTTATTACGTTAGATGCTACTTTACCACAAGGTACTTATGATCTATCTATATATACACCTGAAAAAGACTCTCAAGGTAATTTACGTGGTAAATTAACAACGCTACATGGGAGTATAACTGGTAATCTATTCACTTCTACAATGCCTATTACTGCTACAATAACTACAGAATCTGTATGGATAGCCGTCAAAGCGGGTATAGTAGAGCCTGAGTATTGGAGAGTTATTGGTATAAAAGAAGAAGATGATCATATTAGCGCCACAATTACAGCTTTAGAATATAGATCTGATAAATTTGCCGCAGTAGAAAACGATTTAGTACTATCAGAGCGCCCTACTACTTTAATAAACTATGATAAACCAGCAACTCCATATATTGATAGTAATACAGTATTTCAAGGTCCCATAGTAATAAACGGTATAGAATATGCTACTTATACTAATGCAGATTCTTGGTGTCAAGAATACCTATACTATGCAGGACCGGGTAGTCTATCAAATGCTGTAACTATCTCTTGGTCTGGTGACTCTATTAAGTATAGAGTTAAATGGAAGTTAAAAGATGTAGGCGTATGGCAAGAACAGTTCACAGACTACCCCTTTATTGATATTAGACCTATACAAACGGGTGTATATGACGTAGAAATTTATGCTATAAATACGTTAAATAGGCTATCTGACCCACTAAAGGTTGATATGACTATACTAGGTAAACAAGCTTTGCCAAATGATGTAACAGGTCTTTCTATATCTAAGCAAGAGGGTAGTATAGCATTAAGCTGGAATGCCTATGATAATGTTATATACTCACACCCAGACCTAGACTTAGACGGGTATGAGATAAGAGAGCTTTATAGTTTAGCCACTATTGATCCATATACAAAGCTAAGTAATGGTGTACTTGTATGGAAAAATAAAGTAGAATTAGGTAATTACTTTGGACAAGTATTTACAGATGAGCAGTATTACCAGAAACTAAATGATAAATGGGACGCTTTAGCAAACTCTAAAGCTGAGGATGGCCTTGTTAAAGCTACTTCATATGTAGATTTATCGGCACTTACTGGGTATAACTACTTTTTAATAAAGGCAGTAGATACTAGTGGTAACTATTCAAAAATACCCAGCTTAATAGGAATACAATTACTCGGTCCTGGCTCTGTAGTACAAGGCGGTATACTAGCTAGAATAGATAGTGAGGACTTAGTAGTAACGTGGCCCAGACCAACCTCAGATACAAGAATTGATCATTATACTGTATTTATTGATAATCAAACCTACACTGTTTATACAGAAGAGTTTAGACGAAAAGCCTGGTTTACTGGTACTAGGACTATTGAAATAACTCCGTATGATAAGGTAGGCAATACCAATACTAAAACTACACTAAGTATTACCATTAATGATAACCCCGCCCCTCAAAACCTTACTGCGTCTATAGTGGATGACTTAACTACTACGCAGATTTTAAAGGATTCCTTTAAGCTAACTTGGGATGAACTAATTCCTTCTGGATTAAGCCTACCTATTGTAGAATATGAAGTTCGTACTGATGGGAACTTTGGACAGTCTAGTGGTTTAATAGCTAAAACAACCTCTAAACAGTATGTATCAAAAGTAACATGGGGTGGAAGTAAAACTATACATGTAGCAGCTTTAAACTCTGCTGGAGTTTTAGATACACAAAATAAAACATACACTCAGTCTGCCTCCGTAGTTATTAATATACCTTCTCCAAATGCACCTTCTACAGTAACTAGTAAAGTTGTAGATAATAATGTATTATTATACTGGACAGCTCCTAGCTCCAATGGTGGTTTACCAATAGATGAATATGTAATTAAAAGGGGTCCTACATTAGGTACTGCGGTAGATATTGGTACTAAATCAGGTAACTTTACTACAGTATTTGAAACAGTTGGTGGTGATTATGTTTACTGGATTGCTGCAAAAGATACTGCAGGTAATATTGGAGTATATAATAGTACTGCAGCCACAGTTAATCAGCCTCCAGATTATGTACTACAGTTTGATTATACAACTAATTACTCTAGCGGCACTTTGACAAATGCTGCTATAGATAGTTCACAAGCACTAGTTTTACCAGTATATAATGCTGAAACTTTTAGCGGCCACTTTAGTGTGCTACGCGTTACAAGTATATCAATTATTTCTGGAGGTTCAGGGTATGCTGTAGGAGACTATGTAGAATTAGATACAGGTACTTATACCTATAAGGCAAGACTAAAAATAACTTCTGTTAACTCGGGGGTAGTTACTGGTGCAAGTATAGTATACCCAGGGATATATAGTATAGCACCTAGTACAACAACTACTGCAGTTACTGGTGTAGGTACTGGTTTAACTATTACACCTACAACTGCTACTTGGACTACGCCTCAGAATCAAATAGATGCTGGGTACCCTATCTATATACAACCACAATTAGCCTCTGGCTCTTATCAAGAAGTAAAAGACTACGGCACGCTACTAGTCGGTAATACTGTAACTGTAACTACGGATATTGAAGAACTTATTAGTGGGGGTACAATATCTTATAAAATTGAGTCTTCCCCAGATAATAGTACTTGGACTTTAGTATCAGATGCCAAAGTAGGTTTCGCAACTAACTTTAGGTATTTGCGTATCACCGTCAGTATAACCAATGGTTTAATAAGAATAAAACTATTAAATACAAAAATTGATAGTAAGCTGAAAACACTAGCTGGTAGAGTACAAATACCTGCTAACTCGTCTAGTGGGGTTACTGTTTATTTAACTAATGACGGTACATCAACAGGAACAAAAACATTTAAAGACGTACAATCTTTATCTGTGTCTACAGAGTATATATCTGGTAGGACACTGCCTGCAGGGCAGGCTATAGCAATATATGATTTTACAGACACACCTGATCCACTATCATTTAAAATATATTTATATGATTCCCAAACAGGAGTAATATTAGACACTACTACGTACTGTAGTTATACCATAAGAGGAGTATAAATGGCAACGTATGATTGGTCACTACCAACAACAACAACTAACTATAGTACATTTGTTACAGAAGTACATAATAGGTTAGATCAGGTAGCTAAAGGTTTTGTTTCTACAGATACACATAATAACCTTACAGCGGGAGCAATAAGCTTCAGAAGTAATAAGTGGCAAACTTGGAGTGGTAGTGCTTGGAGTGATTTAGCAGCTACATATGCTATTAGTATATCTGGTTCAGCAGGCAGTTTAACTAGCACACTTACTGCCGATAAAGGAGGTACTGGTTTTTCCGCATATACTATAGGCGACCTACTAGTAGGCGCTAGTGCTACCACAGTTAGTAAACTATCGACACCTACTGGGGATACTGTATTAATATCTACAGGCACAGGTACCAAACCATCCTGGACAAAGATAGATTTAACAAAACACTTAGCCGCTGGTACAGTATTACCTATTGGTAATGGTGGCACTGGCAGTTCTACAGCTATTACTGGTATTATAAAAGGTACTGGTTCAGCTTATGCAGCTGCAGTAGCTGGTACAGATTATGCAGCAGCTAGCCATACACATGACTATTTAAGTGCTGCAGGTGGAACACTTACCGGTAACTTATCATTAATTAATGGTACTACTGAAAGATCTATTACTATAGGTTCTAGTGGTGGATATTTATATGGTAACGCGACAAGTTACGGTATTTATAAAGCTAGTGGTGCTAGTTTTTCTGTAGAAATGTCTACAGGTAATGTAGCTATAAGTGGTGCGTTAACGGTAGGCGGGAGTATAAGTTCAACATCTGGTACCTTAACTCTTACCAACGGTAACTTATCCCTTAGTTCAGGAGATATATCAGTAACAGGTAATATTACAGCTTCTGGATCAATAACTAGTTCATCAGATATTAAGCTTAAGCATAATATAGTACAACTAGAAAATGCACTAAATAAAGTTACTCAACTACGCGGTGTAAGTTACACAAAAGCAGGCACGCCTGAAATCGGTGTAATTGCGCAAGAAGTCGAACTAGTAGTACCCGAAGTAGTATATGACGGTGAATACAAATCAGTTGCTTACGGAAACTTAGTAGCTCTTTTAATTGAAGCTATAAAAGAATTAAATGAGAAACTTGATGCCAGAACCAGCAATTAACACTACTGTAGAATGGTTAAAGTCTAACTTACCATTCTTTTATGCAATAATCCTCTCCTTATGGGGAGGATTTGTGCAATATGTAAATAGGGTTAGAATGGGCGAAACTTGGAGATGGAAGTCTATGCTATTAGATATGATTGTATGCTCCTTTACCGGGATTCTAGCTTTCTTTATGTGTCAATCTATGGGTATAGATGGGTGGAGGGCTGCATTAATAATAGCTATTTCAGCGCATGAAGGTACTAGAACTATTGGTATATTTATAAACTGGAGAAATAAAGTTATGGGAGCTGATAAACCATGAAGGTAGAATCTGCAAAGTGTATTATAAATAAAATACTAAACATCTTTGTTGTTTCACTAGGGGCTATATTTCTTATAATGGTCGGGCCTTCGATTGATGAAGCATTTCCAGTAGTATACCCATTTAATGTGGAATACGTACAACAACTAGATAATAAAGTAGAGATATACGGAACAGCACTAAAGATAAGAGACTGTAAGCCTATAGACGTACAAGTACTAGCATACGATAGTACACATACAGGAACCTTAGGTTCAATAGAGTATAAGGACACTCCTAGTGGTATTATTCCATCTAGACCTAAATCTGATAATACTCAGAATTGGGGTCCTTGGGTACTAACCGTACCTATAAGTACTACTACTATAGAGCTTAGTGCACTGCATAAGTGCCATATATTATGGGATACAAGAACTTATTTTACTACTTTAGAATTAAAGGACTATAAATGACAAATAAATGGATCGAAGCTGTATCCCAAGTCGCGCCGTCTATCGCATCCGCGATAGGCGGGCCTCTTGCTGGAAATGCTGTAGGAGCTTTATTAAAAGTCTTTGGAGTAGAATCTGAAGCTCAACTAGATAAAGCTGTCGCTAATGCTAGCCCGGAGCAACTACTGTTATTAAAACAAGCTGATAATGAGTTCAAACTAGCTTATTTAAATGCTGAGGTTAAAGATAAAAGTGATGCTCGTGCTATGCAAAATACAGCATTACAGCAAGAGGATATATTTGCAAAACGTTTTGTATACTACTTTGCTATATTCTGGTCAGTAGTTGCTGCTGCATATATTGCATTTATTACTTTTGGTAATATACCACAAGCCAGTATCAGATTTGCAGATACAATTTTAGGATTTTTATTAGGTACAATAGTAACAACTATTATACAGTTTTTCTATGGAAGCTCATTCGGCTCTAGACTTAAAGATGAAAGAAAACTTTAATCAAGCATTTAAAGATGTTTTAGTATACGAAGGCGGTTATGTTAATGATCCAGATGATCCAGGTGGTATGACTAATATGGGCATAACAGCTAAAACATTAGCAGAATTTACCGGACGTAGGCTTAGTACTATTACAGAAAAAGAAATGCGTAGTTTAACTCAAGAACAGGTAATGCCAATATATAAAAGAAAGTATTGGGATGCTTGTAAATGTGACCAATTACCTGCTGGATTAGATACTCAAGTATTTGATTTTGCTGTTAACTCTGGTCCTGCTAGAGCAATAAAAGAACTTCAAAAATGTTTACGTGTTGAAGATGATGGAGTACTAGGTCCAGTTACCTTAAAGCATCTATCTACATTCCCACTAGATTTATTAATTAGGGAATATGCTGAAGCACGCAGAGATTTTTTACGCAACCTAAAAACCTTCCCTAAATTTGGAAAAGGTTGGATTGCTAGAGTTGACAAAGTAGAAAATACCGCTACAAGCTTTGCATAAAATAAAAGCCACTATACTTTCGTATAGTGGCTTTTTTATTATCTAACAACTTTCCAACCTTTATGATGTTTTGTATTACCTCGTAACATATTACCAAAAGCTCCGCGATTTAAGTTATGATCCTGGGCAAATTGAGTTATATTTTCAACCGTATATTCTATACCTTCAGGAGACTTAGTAATATATGTTGGTTTATTTCTATGCTTTAATGAGTTAGAAGCTTTTTGTCTAAAGGTTCTCTGGTTTTCTAGTATTGCATATTTTTCCGGAAATCTATCTTTTAACCACTTATGAGAAGTACCATTATTTAAGTTTTTTATTGTACTTCTATGAATATTTAATTCTGTAGCTATTATAGTAAGAGAGACATTAGGATTATCTATAATATAATTAAATGCATTAATTATGGAATCTTCACTATATTTTGTAACAGGATTTTTATTCCCAATTAATACTGGAAAACTACCACCACCTTCTGATGTATTAAACCCATTATTAATAGAGTTAAATATATTAATAGCCTCTATTTCCGAAGTATTTAATTCCACTAAAGTACATTCTAGTAGAATTTTAAGCTTAGGTATACCGAACTGATTGTAGGCCTCTTGTAGTTTACCATTAGCTATATTATTAACCATATTATTAATATGTGTTGAATACCTTCGTTCTATATTTCTAGATTGCCCTATGTATACCTTATCAGTATTATTAAACTCTAAACAATATATACCTATAGTCATAAAAATTAACCTCCAATATAATTATTATATTGGAGGTTAAAAATATTTTCAACTATAAATTTAACGTATTGGACATGTCCCAGTTGCACAGTCCATATCACTTAATTCTTCAAAAGAATTTGCAGAATCAATATCAAATGGCAGTAACCTCTGACAGTACTGCTCATACTCCTCTTTAGTAACTACTTCTTGAGGAAGGTATGGGTATCCCAAGTCTTTTGCAGTTTTACTAGGGTCGTTTCTAAATAGGAACGAAACCGCTACATAATCATCCCAATTTTCATATAACCAGTCGACGATTTCCTGTGTTTCAGAAGTATCATATGATATAGTACATGACACATTCTGTTGACAGTAATTTTGCATTAACTTCTTGTAGACATTTAATTGATCTACGGCAGAATCTTGATTAACTTCCTTATTATTTACGATTGTAAATTCTACATTTTCATTTTTTACCGGAAAGGTAATTAAAGTTGCAGAGTCATCGTAAGGATGATTAAAGACATTGTAGTTTGCTTGACGAAGTTTTTCAACAAGTGGATCGTATTTAGAAAATGCTACATTATTGAAAATATATTTACCAAGAGGTTTATGCATACCTTCAGTAGAGTCATAGCATTTGGACTGAGTACCTTCAGGTTTTACCGATGTAATATTTTTCGGATACGGCATAGACAATTCATGAGCCATGCTATAGGAAGCAGCAGTAATAGTACGCTCAAGCCTACGATAGTCATAATCATCCATATCTGGACGAGCAGCAATTCCCATAAGAGAAACGCCGCAAAGATGCAAATGCTCATTATTAAGATGCCAAGCTTCTTGCAAGAGGCCATCACGAAAGTCAACAATAGTTTGACGGTAATTAGCCCTAGAAACGATTTTAGCTGCTCTATGTAGCCCAAGTGTATCTCCTTTAAACTTGATTAAGTCAATAGATACTAAATTACAGAAGCCTTTATTCGGTAAGAGAATTTCAGCACAAGGATTTAATCCTACCGCCCAAGGTGCTCTAGACTTCATAGTCATACCATTAATTAAGCCTGGTTCACCATTACCTCCACGATTAATCTTATCAAACCATTGAGCTAATGCTTCCTTTGTAGGTTTAGACCAGAAAATAATAGAATTATTACTTTGTGACCTATGCTCTTTACCATTTTCCCACATACCAGCTTTGGCACTAGCAAACTCTTGAATACGTGGATTTGTATCGTCTAATACCGCGATCTGAGCAGAACGACGAGTAGATAGAACAGTGCCTAGAAGGTTAATAATATCTAGAATATCAATTTCACTTAATAGTGAATCAGCTTTGGCATTTAAGATTTCATAAATCTTGGTATAAGCCTTTGTAATCCCATTATCGCCCTGTGACAGCCAACCATAGTTCTTTAAGCGAATACCTGCTTTTCTAATTTCGTAAAAGTCTAATACCAGAGTTTCGGCAGGGTACTTACCAGCCAGTAGTTTCCCAATTGATTTAGCCCATGCCTCAGCGGAATCACCAACGGAAATTGTCCATGTTTTAGTTTGTGGATCCCAAAATTCTTCATTTGTTTCACGTCCCTTTTCCTCGGTATTCTTTGAACGAATAATCTTAATATTAGGAATATAATTGCGGAAACCAGTTAAAGTCCCTGCAACTGGTCGGAATCCGACACCGCAGCCTTGTAACAATAGCCAGAATACGTCAACAGCATCCCAAACTGTTTCAACATTAGTAAAGGAACAGTTGAACATACTAGCTTCACGCTGACGAGCAATAGGTGTTCCACCTAGCCAAAGAGTACGCCCTGCAACAGCAATTTTACGATCTAAAAGAAGTGTTTCTAGTTGAGCAAGCTCTTCTAGCTCTTGAGTATTCAGCTCCTGCCATTCCTTCATATCAGGGCCAATATCATGACAGGGCATCTCAGGCATCAGCTTATATGTTTTAGCTCGAGACCATAAAAACTTTTGATGTTCAATAACTCTAGCAACTGTTTGCTGCCATGATTCAAATTCTGTACCCTCACTATTAAGAGGACGGCTGTAGGTGCGGCGGGTTACTACTTGTGCTCTTGTACTAATTATACTTGTCATTAATGTTCGTCTTGTTTTAACTCGGTTAATATATCTCTAAATACATTTACCAATATTTCTCTATCAGGATTTTTATGTGCACCCCTTTTACCAGGTACACGAATAGGCTCAAGTTCCTCCCTATAAGAGAAGAACTCTAATATAGCATCTATCTGTGCCACTTTTTCTATGCAAAACGGTTTAATTTTAATAAGAAAAGTTATAGCTTCTTCGCCATAAAAACAGTAGGCATACTGTGCTTTATTTACTTTTTGAGATCTACTTGTTATAGACCCTCCAAATATACCTTGTAAATGTAGTAATACCGATTTGGCAGTATTAGTGATACGTACGTCTACAGCACCATTTTTAGCTATAGATATACAACCTTCTCCGTCAAAAAATCCTGCAGCATAGGCTATGTCACTTTCTGTACATACCATTAAACACCTGTGCTTCCAAATCCTGCGCTTCCGCGGTTAGTTTCATTAAGTTCGTCTTTTGTACTAACATTGTGCCATTTGATAGTAGGGACTTGTTTTAGTACAATCTGTGCAATACGATCGCCATATAGTATATTAATTTCATGCTCACCAATATTATCTACAATAATACAGATTTCTCCACGGTAGTTACTATCAATAGTACCCGGAGAGTTTGCTACACGCATTTTAGTCTTTAAACTAAGCCCACTGCGTGGGCGCACTTGTAGCTCATACCCAAACGGTAAGGCTACATATAAGCCTGTTTTAATTGTAGTAGTTTCACCGGGTCGTAGACACTTAGTCTCCAAAGACTTAATATCTAATCCTGCATCACCATTTTTAGCATATTCAGGATTGTCAAACCCTGAATCATTGAAGATGTCTACTTCTACTTGGTGCTTATAATCGTATCCAACGGTTCTCATAAAAATAAAGCGTCAATCTTAGCTGTATTAGCTTGGTTATCCCAATTAATAGCATCTTCACAGCAAGTAAGAATATCTACTAATTGCATATTAAGTTCTAGTAGTTGTGCTGCTTCGTTTAATGCTTGGATGTACTTCTGCTTACCGGGGATAGGTATAGCATCAATAATATCATAAATATTACCGTATTTAGTAATAATCTCTAAGCCGCGTTTAGGCCCTATACCTGGAATACCTTTAATATTATCACCACTATCTCCCATGATAGCTTTTAGATAAACATAGTCTTCTCGTTCACAATCATAGTGTTCGTGCCAGTTATCTACTGTAGTTTCCTTACGTGTTACATACGAGAAACGAGAAACC